TTATTCTAAAAATTCAATGCTAATTTTACCTTTATTATTATTAGCACTGCTATCCCAAACTATTTTTTTTATTATAGATTTAGCAAAATTTTGCCTTTCAGTAGTATTTATCTTATCAAAATTTTGCAAAAATTTCTTTATATTATCTAAAAGTACTTTTACGTTTTCTCCATCAACTTCTGAAAACATTTTCTTCCTTTCAAGCCTTAATAATTGTTCACTCAATTTGTAATTTTCATCAGCTATTGTGTTTATTTTTTCAGATACTATATCAATAGCAGTCCCTTTTAAAAAAATTAGTTTATCAGTTAGAGTGTTTATCTTTTCATTATTTTTATCAATTTGTTTTTTTATATTTTTAATAGATTCTGTATAATCTACAGGGTTATTTTGGTGTTTTAAATAGTTTTCTAAAAGTTTAGGTGAGAATGAAATTTCTTTTAAAATATTAAGGATATGATTTTCCGCAAAATCTATTCTTAACCATTTAGATGTACATTTATTTTGGGTCTTTTTCTTGGAACATGCAAAATACAAATTTTTAGTACCATCCTTTTTCTTATGGCCGGTGTGTATATACATACCACTACCACAAGAGCATTTTACAAGATGAGCTAAAAAACTATTATTTGAAATTCTAGGTTTGGCTTCTGTAGCACGATCTTTAAGATTATTATTAGCTTTTATCCATGTTTTAGAATCGATTGGAGCTTCGTGATTAGATACGGCGGTAAACATTCCCTTGGCGTTAAATAACTTTTTGCCTTTTTTCTTAGGGCGACGGTTATATGATAAATAACCATTGCCGTTCAATTCGCCAAAAATATCATATCCAATAGATTTTAGATAATTTGCACTTAAACTATCAGCCTGAACATAAGTAGGATTACATATAATATTAGAAATTGTTTTAGGAGACATGCTGAACATTTCTCCTATTTGATAAGTAGTATATCCGTCTGCAGCTTTTTTAAATATAGATATTAATAATTGTTTTTTTTCTGGAATTAATTCTAGATAAGTTTCTTTTTTACCATTTAAGGTAATAGTTTTGCTTCTATATCCAGTCGGAGGTGTTCCACCACTCCAGCGACCTATCTTAGCAAGCCCCTTCATGTTATCTTTAACTCTTTCTGCTATATTCATTCTCTCCATTTCAGCGAAAGAGGCTAATAGCATCATCATCATTTTACCTATTGGAGTACTTGGGTCAAAGCCTTCTGTAATACTAACTAGCTTAACGTCATGTTTTTCTAATTCATCATAAATATTTACAAAGTCTACTATGTTTCTTGCAATCCTATCAACTTTATAAACTGCAATAACATCAAATTGTTTATGCTTTGCAAGTTCCAACATCCTTTGAAAGGAAGGCCTATTAGTGTTACCACCAGAGAAACCTTCATCTTGGAATACTTCAAATGAACACTCTTCATCTGCTCTATTGAAGTAAGTTTTGCACATATCTATCTGATTTTTTATACTCTCTCCAGTATCTGTTTCTCTGGATTTACGAGAATATATAGCTATACGTTTCATTAGTTACCTCCTATTTCTTTGATTCCTTATCATTGCAAATGTTGCATTTAATGCACTTTCAATTTGTAGCTTTTCATTATCACTTAGTTTAATATCATCAAGCACCAATTCATCACTTGTTAAGATAAGCTTAATAGTTTGCTCTATATCAGTTACTATGTATTCTTTATTTTCTTCTACATCCATAAGTTTATCAGTAGATATATTTAATGCATTTGCTATTTTTTCTATAGTAGTAGAATTTAAGCTTTGTCTTTTTCCACTTTCAATTTCACTTATAGTTGTCGTCCCTACTTTTGCAAGCTTGCTTAATTTATATGCACTTAGTCCTTTTTCAGTTCTTATTTTTTTTATATTTTCACCTAATATTGAAATCATTTTGGTACCTCCTAATATATTTCCGTTTACAAAACTATTATACAATTTTTATTTAATATAGTAAACAAAATATTTACGACATATTTCTGTTAAAGGAAATAAAAGTTGTGAATTATTCCTTTTTGCGGTAATAAAATAAAGAGATTTTTGAAGTAAATTAAAGTAAATTAAAGAAAAACCAATATATTTTTAAAATAAAGGATATATTTGGATTTGAGTATTACTGAATTAGGGAATATAATTCAATTGTAATCCCGAATACGGAAATAAAAAGAAAGGAAGATATGCCAAATGAATAAATTAAAAGAAATACTAGATACTAAAAAGATGTCGGTTTACCAACTAGCAAAGAAGGCTGATGTAGGACAAGCTACTGCACATGAATTAGTACACGGTACTAGGGAACCAATGGTTTCTACAGCTAAAAAAATAGCAAGTGTATTAGATTGCTCCATTGAAGAAATATTTTTCGAAGAGGAGAAAAAGAAATGAAATTTAAATTTAAAACTATTACTGTAAACGGTAAAAAAAGAATTATCATAATTAAGGGTTAATGCATATTATATGAGTAAAAATATATTAGGAGGTATATATGAAGGCAGAAGATATAGAAGTAGAGGTAATAATGGGAAAGAATACTCCCAATATAATAACAGAGGCACTCTTAAAGCTATATGATAATAATGCAGCAGAGATTTTAGGTTCTGATTTAAACGAATTTAAAAAGAACAAATGATAATTTTAAATACTTACAGATGTAAAGTAATTAACTTTAAATTTTATAGGAGGTAAAAGCATGGAAAAGGTAGTTTTAAAGGTAGAAAATGGACAACCAGTAGTAAGTAGTAGAGAAGTTGCAGATGATTTTGGGAAAAGACATTCTCATGTAGTTGAAGCTATTGATAATAAAATAGAAAGTTTAACTGCCGAAAATTCGGAGGTTAAGATTTCAAAGTTATTCATACCAACAACTTTTAATCATAATGGCAATGACTACAAGGAATATTTGTTAACTAGAGATGGATTTACATTTATAGTTATGGGGTTTACAGGAGCCAAAGCTGATAGTTGGAAATTTAAATATATTGAAGCATTTAATAAGATGGAGCAATACATTAAAGAAAAGCAAAAACCTAAATGCATAGAAGATGTGCTTATACAAAGTTTACAAGAAATGAAAGATGTCAAATATCAGTTAGAAACAGTTAAGAGAGAAGGTAAAGAAACCAAAGAAGAGGTACAAGCTATTAGAGATGTAGTTAAATTAGATACTACATCATGGAAAGAAGATTCTACTAAATTAATAAATAAAATAGCTCAAACTCTTGGTGGAAATGAATACATCAGGGAAGTAAGAAGAGAGATTTATAAATTACTAGATAAAAGAATGGGTGTTAATTTAGAACAAAGACTTATTAATAAACGTAGAAGAATGGCAGATGAAGGAGTATGTAAATCTAAAAGAGATAAATTAAATAAAGTAAGCGTAATAGGTGATGATAAGAAACTTATAGAGGGCTATGTATACATAGTTAAGGAAATGGCTATTAAATACGGGGTAAAAGCTTAGGGGGTGTAGATATTGACCGCAGTAGGACAAGCTATAACAACACTATATAGTCTGATTGCAATAACAGCTCTTATGATACTAGATTTAAAAAGATTACTAAAAGAAAATAAGGGAGGCTGGATAATGGTTGCTTTATCTCCAGTATTCATATTACTTGTAAATATAATTTAGGTGGTGATAAAAAATTGAATAAAGCTAAATGTCCAGATTTTCAAAATAGGTCCAGTGGCCACAAATATTATATTAACTGTTTTCATAAAAAGGACAGGCTAGAATTTACAAGCATAGAATCCAGAACAAAATATTTTAAACATTATTGTTGTAACAACTATAAGAAATGCAATAGATACAAAGGGATAAGGAGGTGAGGTATAAATGATTAATGCTGAGGAACATCTAAATTTAGTACACAGCATTGCTAGCAAAAGATATAGCCAATTTAAACACAAGTACACATATGAAGAGTTATTTCAAGAAGGATGCTTAGGTCTTATGAAAGCTGTAAATAGATTTGATACTAGTAGAGGGATAAAGTTTAGCACATATGCCTACCCTTATGTAGATGGAGCAATCTTGATTATGGCAAGAGATGATAAATGGTATGGTAAAAATAGAAAGGAGAGATTTGAGAAAAGTGCTCCATATAGTTTAGATGCAGCCATAAAAGGGCTCGAAAATGAAATGCCATATATAAATTTAATCGGAAATGATGACTTTAACTTTGAAAAGATAGAAGTAAAAATGTTAGTAGATGAGTTACCAAGTGATTTAAAAGATATTGTAAATATGATATACATTGAAGGCTTTACACAAACAGAAATTGCCAAGATAATCGGTTGTTCTCAAATTAGTATTAGCAGATTAAAAAAAGAAGCTTTAGATTATTTAAGATTTCAAGTAAGTAGTATAAAAAAAGAGATGGCTTAAGCCACCAATAAATTTAATTAAAAAACCTAAATACATTATAACAGAAAGGAGATAGATCTGTAAATGTTTGTAGCTAGAATTAAGCTTCTGAAAGAAGAAATACACAGCTTATCTGAATTAAAAGACCTAGAAGATTTAGTTATAAATACAATGGGCGAAGATGCGTGGAATGCAATTATGTATTTTCATGAATCTAAAATACAGGAACTTAAAGAAAGCGAAGTATATGTGAAGGAAGATATTAAAGATTATGATTTATCACTAACAGCTTTAAGAAGTGGAATAAATGAAGAAATAGAAACAATTAAAAAGTTAATTAATAAAGTAAATGAAGCTAAAAGATTGGATAGAAGAAGTCTAAATAATGAATTACGAAGAATCATTATCAGATTAGAAAATAATGAAGGTTATTTTTAACTAAAGGGAGGTAAATAATTGGCTAAAAAAGTAGCTATGGTTAAGTTCCTAAGAGGAAGTTTTGACCAAGAGTATTCTTATAAAACAGACATAGAGGACTTAAAAGATGGTGACGTATTAGTTGTAGAAGCTAATGACTCATATTCAATAACAATATTTCAAAGATATTCAGAAACTAAAAGTAGAGTGGAGCAAGCGACTAAATGGGTAGTTCAAAAAGTTGATATAAAAGCTCATGAAGCAAAAATGTTTCTAGGAGATTCTGATTAATGGACAAGAACTATGAAATTATCAAGGATATTTTAACTAGAGCTATTGAAATTACAGTTACTCAAAAGCAAGATGTATCTTGGGAGTTTTATCCCCTAACTAAAACCTTAAAAATATCTATCCCATTCAATGATGGTACCTTAGTAAAAACATATGGGGTAAAAGTTGAAGATACAGAATGCTTAAAAATTATTCAAAAAGAATTAATGAACATTCAAACTAACAATTTAGAAGATGACTTTCTTGGTGATTAAACCATTTAATAAATTTAAGGAGGAAAAATAATTATGAAAATTACAGCAGAATTTAATTCAAATGAGGAGTTATTAAATTTTATTAATACTTTTGGTACTACTAACATTATACAAAAGATAGAGCCTAAGCAAGGTGGACAAGCATCTATAGAAAAAAAAGAGGCAATAAAGGAAACTCCTAAAAAAGAAGTTAAGAAAGATATTAAGAAGGAGGAATCTAAATCAGTAGATCCACCTAAGCAAGATACTAAGAAAGAAAAAAATCCACCAGCAGAACAAACTAAGAAAGAAGATAAACCAGTAGAAGAACCTAAAACTGAGATTACAAAAGAAATGGTAAGAGCAGTATTTACAAAATTAATCCAAGCAGGTAAACAGAAAGAAGCTAAGGAGATAACACAAAAATATGGTGCTAGTAAACTGCCTGAATTAAAAGAAGAACACTATGCTGAAGTAATAGAAGAAGTGGAGGCGCTATTATAATGGTAAAACATGCAATACTTAGTGCTAGTGGGGCGAGTCGTTGGCTTGCGTGCCCTCCTAGTGCAAGATTAGAAGAAAATTATCCTAATAAAAGTAGTGAATTTGCTAAGGAAGGAACTTTAGCGCATGAGTTAGGAGAGTTAGGTTTAAAGAAAAATTTAGAACTTATATCCACAAGAAAATTTAATTCAGGGCTCAAGAAAATAGAGGCAGACAAACTATACACAATAGATATGCCAGACTATGTAGAAGTTTATGTAGATACTTGTATGGAGAAAGTTGCAGAGGCTAAAGCTAAAACACCAGATGCATTATTCAAAATAGAACAGAGATTAGACTTTAGTGAATGGGTACCTGATGGTTTTGGTACTGGGGACTTTGTAATAATTGCAGATGGAACAATGGAAATATGTGATTTAAAGTATGGTAAAGGTGTTCCAGTAAGTGCTATAGGAAATAAGCAAATGAGATTATATGCATTAGGAGCTATAGCAGCTTTTAGTTTCTTATATGATATAGAAAAAATAAAAATGACAATTATACAACCTAGACTAGATTCTATATCTACAGATGAAATGTTAGTAGAAGAATTACTTAAATGGGCACAAGAAGAATTAAAGCCTATAGCTAAATTAGCTTATGAAGGTAAGGGTGAATTTTGTGCAGGAGATCATTGTAAATTCTGTAGAGCTAAAGCAGTGTGTAAGGCTAGAGCTGATAAGAATATGGAATTAGCACAATATGATTTTCAAGAGCCAAATACCTTAGATAACAACGATATAGCCTTTATTCTAGGCAAAGCTGACGAGCTCATTAATTGGGCTAAAGATGTACAAGAATATGCACTAGAACAAGCTTTACAAGGTGAAGAATTTGATGGATTTAAGGTTGTTGAAGGTAGAAGTAATAGAAAGTGGACTGATGAAGATAAAATAGGAGAAATACTTTTAGGGCAAGGATTCTTAGAAAATATTATATACACTAAAAAACTTACAGGAATTACAAATATGGAAAAGGCTATAGGGAAAAAAGAAGTTAATAGACTTCTAGGAGATTATATTACAAAGCCACAAGGCAAGCCAACTTTAGCAACTATAACAGATAAAAGGCCAGTTTATAATTCTGCTGAAGCAGATTTTAAATAAAGAGGTATCTTATGTATATGGATTATGTAGAAGAAGAGATACAAAAAGAAAATCATTATAAAGAGGAGAGATTAATTATGATAAAAGCAAAAAGAACAGGAACAAAGGTAACTACAGGAAAGGTTAGATTAAGCTATGCACATTTATTTGAGCCTCATGCAATAGAGGGAAATGAGCCTAAATACAGTGTGAGTGTAATAATACCTAAGACAGATACAGAAACATTAAAAGCTATTAAAGAAGCTACTAATGAGGCTAAGGAACTAGGAAAATCTAAATGGAATGGTAAAGTACCTGCAACTCTTAAGACACCTTTAAGAGACGGAGATACAGAAAGACCAGACGACGAAGCTTATGCTAATTGTTATTTTCTAAATGCTAATAGTAAAAATAAGCCTGGTGTTGTTGATAAAAATGTACAACCTGTATTAGATGCTACAGAAGTATATAGCGGTTGCTATGCAAGACTTACTCTTAATTTTTATGCATATAGTGCAAGTGGTAATAAAGGTATCGCTTGTGGATTAGGTAATGTCCAAAAGTTAGAAGATGGTGAACCTCTTGGAGGATTCACAAGAGCAGAGGACGACTTTGATTCTGTAGAAACTGCAGAAGATGACTTCCTAGGTTAAGGATTATGACTACACTTGCTATAGATGTTGAAACATATAGCAGTATAGATATTAAAACTTCGGGGGCCTACAAATATTGTGAGGCTCCTGATTTTGAAATATTATTATTTGCTTATGCTTTCAATGATGAACCAGTACAAATTGTAGATTTCACTCAACATGAAGCATTACCACAAAGAGTTATAGATGCACTTTATGATCCTGATGTAATTAAAACTGCATTTAATGCAAATTTTGAAAGAAGTGCTATAAAATTTGGTGTGTCTAGCCTACCGTGCCCACCTGGGCAATGGGAATGCACAATGATAAAAGCTTTAACACTAGGGCTACCAAGCTCCCTTGATATGGTTGGTAAGGCTTTAAAGCTTGAAGAAGATAAGCAAAAGATGAAAGAGGGTAAAGCATTAATACAATATTTTTGTAAGCCTTGTAAACCTACTAAAACAAATGATAAGAGAACCAGGAATCTTCCAAAACATGATATGGAGAAATGGGAAACTTTTAAAGAATACTGTAAGCGAGATGTTGAAGTAGAAAGAGAAATAAGAAATTTATTAAATAGATATGAAACTAAAGCAGAAGAACAAAAATTATGGCAGCTGGACCAACACATAAATGATAGAGGTATTGATACTGATTTAATACTTATAAAGCAGGCTATTGAATGTGATACAAACTATACTGAAAGATTAACAAAAGCTGCTATTAAACTTACAGGACTTGAAAATCCAAATAGTCCTACACAAATAAAAAAATGGATTGGTGAAAGGCTTGGAAGAGAGGTAAAGTCATTAACTAAAACAAGTATTCCAGGACTTATAGAAGAAGCCAAGGATTTAAATAAAAGCGAAGTTATAAAAATGTTAGAACTAAGGCAACTAATGGCCAAGACTTCTATTAAGAAATATGACACAATGCAAAATGCAAGATGTAAAGATGGTAGAGTAAGAGGTTTATTACAATTCTATGGAGCTAACAGGACAGGCAGATGGGCAGGAAGATTAGTTCAAGTACAAAACTTACCTCAAAATCATTTACCTGATCTAGACAATGCTAGGAATTTTGTTAGAGAGGGAAAATTTGAAGAAGTAGAATTTTTATTTGATAGTGTTCCGGATACATTAAGTCAATTAATAAGAACAGCCTTTATACCTAGAGAAGGTAATAGATTTATAGTATCAGACTTTAGTGCTATAGAAGCTAGGGTTATAGCGTGGTTTGCCGGGGAGCAATGGAGATTAGATGTTTTTAGTACTCATGGAAAGATATATGAAGCTTCAGCTAGTCAAATGTTTAAAGTTCCAATAGAAAGCATAAAAAAGGGTTCAGAGTTAAGGCAAAAGGGAAAAATAGCAGAATTGGCACTTGGATATGGTGGAAGTGTTGGGGCTCTTAGTTCAATGGATAGAAAAAAGAGTATTCCAGAGGAAGAACTTCCCGGACTAGTTAAAAGTTGGCGAAATGCTAATCCTAATATAACTAAATTTTGGTGGGATGTAGACAAGGCTGCTAAAAAGGCTATAAGAGAAAGAACTACAGTAAATTTGCAATATGGACTTAAATTTATATATGATCCAGGAGTTTTATTTATACAACTACCTAGTGGAAGAAAGCTAAGTTATATAAGGCCAAAGATAGAACCGCATGAAACTTTTAGTGGGGATAAAATTACCTATGAAGGTATGGAACAAACATCTAAGCAATGGAAAAGAATAGATACTTATGGTCCTAAACTAGTGGAGAATATAGTACAAGCTACATCTAGAGATTGTTTAAGAGAAGCTATGTTTAGAGTAAATAAAGAAGGATATGACATAGTAATGCATGTGCATGATGAAGTTGTATTAGATATACCAAAAGATAGGGCTACGGTTAAAGAAATAAATGAATTAATGGGCCAGCCAATAAAGTGGGCTCCAGGATTACCTTTGAAAGCTGATGGTTATGAATGCAATTACTATATGAAAGATTGATGTAATAAAATTAAAGCCAAGTAAGAGGAGTGATAGATTTGAAGGTCGTTTTAGTAAAAGAAAATAATAAAATTAGAGTTTTAGAAGGTAAAGGAACAATATCAAGTACATTATTAGCAATGAGAAGTAGATTAACAAGTGGAGATATACAGTATTATGAATTAGATTTTGATACTTCATTAGAAATGAGAATAGATGCTTATGTAGAAGCATTAAATCAATACCCAGAACTATTAGAAGAATCTAAACTAATAACAAAAATACAATAATCTAAATAAAAAAATTTATAAGGAGAGTGTAAAATTTATGGATAAAATTAGAGATATTTTAATAAATGAAGCAGTACTTCATGTACTGGACAATAATTCAGATGAACCTATATTAAATAATTATAAAATAGCCCTTAATGATGAAGTGTATAAATTTATTCTAAGTCATATTGAAAGGATACTTAAAGATAATGATTTAAAATATGCAATATTTAAAGAAAGTAGTACTGTGATAAGAGAAACTAGTCAGGACTATTTAAATGGACAGATTGATTTACTTGAAGCTTCAAATTGTGTAGCTAATAGCCTATTTAGTTTTATGAAATCTGATATTAATATACCATCTTGCAATTTATTTGTTGTATCTATTAGTACTGAGTATGGTCCTATGTTAGGAATACTTAAGCTTGATTATATTAAACAATATGCACATGAGATTGATTTTATTGATGATCATGTAGTGATTAATATAACTCCTATAACAACAGGATTACCAGCAACTAAAAAAGTTCAAAAGGCTGCTTTTATTAGACCTATATGTAATGGCGAAGAGTATAATCTTTTGGTACTTGATAAAGTTAAAAGTAAGAAAAGTGATGAATATGGAACCGACTATTTTACAGAAAAATTCCTCGAATGCCTATTAATTGATAATGATAGAGATAATACAAGAGTTTTTATGAATACGGTAGAGAATTGGACAAGAAGTAATTTAAAAGAAGATGCAGTAAAGGCAGAGGAAATAAGAAGTTTTGCTAAAAGTGAGCTTAAAGAAAATGAAGAAATAGACATATATGATTTTGCTTCAAAGGTTTTACCTTTTGAAGAAAGTAAGAAAGATTTTATTGCTTATATGCAAGCCAATGATATTGAAAAGGTAAAAGTTGATAAAGAATATTTAGAAAAAAGACTTAGTAAATTAAAACTTAAGATAGATAGTGATATCGAAATTAGTATAACTGAAGAAGCTTATAGAGATATTAATAGATTTGGCATTCAAAATAATGGGGATGGATCCATAACCTTTATGATAAAAAATGTAGATAGATATGTAGAGAAATAGGATAAATAGAAAGAACATTCTTTTATATAGAAAAGAGGTGATACTTTGGAAGCCTATAAAACAGAAGATAAGCCTAAGATTAAACATGACGGATCCATAGCTATAGCTACTGGAAAGAGTAGAAAGGAAACTCATTGGAAAAATAAAAATATTTTATGGTCAGAGCTAGTTGATAAGTTATCTAATACTACAAGAACACCTGAAACTTATGCAGAGTATAAGAAAATGGCTAAAACTGAAAAGGATAATATTAAAGATGTAGGTGGATTTGTAGGTGGCGGCCTTAAGAATGGTCGTAGAAAAGCAGAGAATGTCCAGAATAGAACATTATTAACTTTAGACTTAGACTACGTTAATGGTGATATATGGTCAAGCATAGAGTTATTGTGGGACTTTTCGGTAGCTATGTATTCAACTCATACTCATGCAGCAGATAACCAAAGATTAAGGTTAGTAATTCCTCTAAATAGACCAGTACTTCCTGATGAATATCAAGCCATAGCCAGAATGATAGCCAGTGACTTAGGCATAGATCAATTTGATGATACAACCTATGAACCTAGTAGGCTAATGTATTGGCCAAGTACTTCAAGTGATGGAGATTATATTTTTAAAATTCAGGATGAACCATGGTTAAACCCTGATGAGGTATTAGCTAGATATACTTTTGGGTGGCAAGATGTAAGTTATTGGCCAGAGAGTTCAAGAGCTAGGGCAAAATTAAATAATGCAATAAAGAAGCAAGAGGACCCGTTAGAAAAGAAAGGTATTATAGGGGCATTTTGTAGGACCTATACAATAACTGAAGCTATAGCAGAATTTTTAAATGATATTTATGTTCCTGGTGTAGATGAAACTAGATACACATATGCAGAAGGTTCAACAACTGGCGGGGTTGTGTTATATGAAAATAAATTTAGTTATAGTCATCATGGTACGGATCCAGCTAGTAATACTCTATGTAATTCCTTTGACCTAGTTAGAATTCACAAGTTTGGTTATTTAGATGATGAAGCCAAGCCAGATACTCCAGCTAATAGAATGCCGTCCTTTACTAGAATGAGTGAGTTTGCTAGTTCTGATGAAAAAGTAATGCAGACTTTAGGAAAAGAAAGAATGGAAAAAGCTCAAGAGGATTTTGGGATTGTTGAAACTGAGGAAGTAGATACAGAGTGGTTAAAAGAAATTACTTACACAGAACAAGGCAAGGTAAGAAGTACTATTAGTAACTTTTTATTAATAATAGAAAATGATCCAATGCTTAAAGATAAGATAGCTTATAATGAGTTTTCTAACAGAGCTGTAGTTATTGGCCAACTTCCTTGGAGAAAAAAAGATAATATATCAGATTGGAACGATACAGATGATAGTGGATTAAGAGAATTTATTGAGAAATATTACAGTATTTCAAGTACTGCAAAATGTGCTGATGCTTTAGCATTAGTTTTTGAAAAACATTCATTTCATCCTATTAAAGAATATTTAAATAGTCTTAAATGGGATGGTAAAGAGAGAATAAACACTTTATTAATAGATTATCTAGGTGCAGAAGATAGTAATTATGTAAAAACAGTTACAAGGAAAACACTAGTAGGAGCAGTAGCAAGAATTTTTATTCCAGGAATTAAATTTGATACTATGCTTGTTTTAAGTGGACCACAGGGAATAGGTAAAAGTACTATAATAAAAAAACTAGGTAAGGATTGGTATAGTGATAGTTTAACAACCGTAAGTGGTAAAGAAGCTTATGAACAACTTCAAGGTTTTTGGTTAATTGAAATGGGAGAAATGACAGCAACTAAAAAAGCAGATATTGAAGCAACAAAACATTTTTTATCTAAACAAGAGGATATTTACAGAGTGGCTTATGGTAGAAGGACAAGCCGTTTCCCAAGACAATGTATATTTATAGGTACTACTAATGATAAGGAATTTTTAAGAGATAAAACAGGTTCTAGAAGGTTTTGGCCAGTTGATGTAGGTACTCAAAAACATAATAAATATGTATGGAGTGATTTAACAGACTATGAAATCAATCAAATATGGGCTGAAGCTGTAGAGTTATGGAAAAACAAAGAACCTTTAAACTTAAATGATGAAGAGAAAAAAGAAGCCGAAAAACAGCAAGATGCACACAGTGAAGAAAGTGCAAAAACTGGATTAATTGAAGAATATCTTAACAAACCATTGCCAGATGATTGGTATAGTTTAGGATTATCTGAGAGGAGAAATTATATACAAGGTTCTGACTTCGGAGAAATTCCAGAGGGCAATTTAAGGCGAGATAAAACATGTGTTATGGAAATATGGGTAGAACTCTTTAATGGAGATCCTAAGCAACTTACACCATTACACAGTAGAGAAATTAACGATATTTTGAAAAGTCTTAAAGATTGGGAAAGAAATAATAGCTCTTTAAGATTTGGGAAAATTTATGGTAAACAAAGGGCTTATATACGAAAAATTTAAAAAATATGTGGGCACAAAGTAAAAAATAGAAGTGGGCACAATGGGAACGTAAATTTTGAATTTGTACCCACTATTGTACCCAGATAAAAGTCAGTAAAATCAATGCTTTAAATAGAAGTGGGTACAGTGGGAACAAAATATTATATATAAGTAATATTAATATAATTAGGCATATATACGTATACACCTATATGCCTAATGACACAGATACACATTATATATAAAATCTGTTCCCGTGTACCCACTAAAAAAGAAGGTGATTTAAATAGAAGAATCAAAAATAGAAAGACGACTTAAAAAAGAAATTGAGAAGTTAGGTGGTAAAGCTTTAAAGTTTGTAAGTCCAGGAGTGTCAGGAGTGCCAGATAGGATTGTTTTATTACCACAAGGAAGGATTGTTTTTGTAGAGCTTAAAGCACCAGATAAAAAACCAAGGCCTATACAAAAATATAGAATTAAAGAATTAAGAGCTTTAGGGTTTAGGGTAGAAATTATAGATAGTATTGAAGATATCAATAACTTTGTAGAGGAGATTAAAAATGAGTGAAAGAAAAGAAGAGATAAGTTTTATAATGGGAATGATCCATAAGTTATGTGTTGAATTTAATATAGCATTAATACCATGCGAAACTAAAAAAGGTACTAAATATGTTGGAATTTTTGATAACACTAATGGTAAAGAATATGCAATGATTAGGGATGAGTAATTATGAATTTTAAACCTTGGAATTATCAGCAATATTCCATCAACCACATTATAGATCACAGCGCTTCAGGTCTATTTCTAGATATGGGTATGGGTAAAACTGTTAGTACACTAACTGCAATAGATGATTTACTATTTCTTGGTGAATCCGAGAAGATATTGGTAATAGCACCTTTAAGAGTGGCGGAAGATACATGGAGTACAGAAGTAGATAAGTGGGACCATATCAATCATCTAAAAATATCTAAGATTTTAGGTACACCAAAACAAAGAAAGGAAGCAGTAGAAAAGGATGCAGACATATACGTAACCAATAGGGAAAATGTGGTTTGGTTAGTAGATAATTATTTTAAACAATGGAAATGGGATACATGTATCGTAGATGAATTAAGTTCCTTTAAATCTTCTAAGGCTAAAAGGTTTAGAGCTTTAAAGAAAGTTAGGCCATACTTTAAAAGAATGGTAGGACTTACTGGAACCCCAGCACCTAATAGTTTAATAGATTTATGGCCACAAATTTATTTGTTAGATGGTGGTAAAAGATTAGGTAGAACCATCACAAGTTACAGGCAACAGTATTTTAACCCAGGAAAAAGAAATCAATATATAGTTTATAATTGGGAGCTAAAAGATGGAGCAGAAGAACAGATCCATAAAAAGATAGGTGATATTTGTATTTCTATGATGGCCAAAGATTATTTAGATATTCCTGAAAGAATTGATAATATAATTGATATCAATTTACCTAAAAATGCAATAAATAAATATAAGCAACTAGAAAAGGATTTAGTATTAGAATTAGGTGAAGATGATATTACAGCAGCTAATGCAGCAGTACTTACTAATAAATTATTACAAATGTCTAATGGGGCAATATATTCAGAGGACAAGCAGGTTATAGAAATTCATGACGAAAAACTAAAAGCTTTATTAGATATTATTGAATCAGCTAATGGTAAACCAGTTTTGATATTTTATAGCTTCAAACATGACTTTGATAGAATAGTCAATTTTTTTAAATCTAAAAAGTTAAATGCAATAGGATTAGGAGATTCAAAGGATATTAAAAAATGGAATAATGGAGAAATACCTATACTTTTAGTACATCCAGCTTCAGCAGGGCATGGATTAAATCTTCAATATGGGGGCAATATTATTGTTTGGTTTGGGCTTACATGGAGTTTAGAGTTATATCAACAGGCTAATGCAAGACTTCATAGGCAAGGACAAAAGGAAAGTGTTATAATTCATCATCTAGTAAGTAAGGATACTGTAGATGAAGATGTTATAAAAACTTTAGGTAGTAAAGAAGTTAATCAGAACGTATTACTAGAAGCAGTAAAAGCAAGATTAAAAACATATAAGGAGGTTTAGTATGATAGATAATATAAATATAGATGAGGTTATAAGTAAAGCCACTAAAGAAGCTATAAGAGAATATGATAAAGAAAAAAGTATTATTCAAAAGGATAAAAGACTACACAATACAAGATTATTAATGAAAAACTATAATAAATTAAAAGAACATATAGAAAATGTTAATGTGGATCTAGACATAGAAGTTGACAATGTGGACGACGAAGTTTGGATAACAAGTATTACAAGGACAAAATTAAGGACTATGAAAATGATGGCTTATGTAGACAGCGCCTTGAAAATATTAAAAAGAAGATTTAGAAAAGAATGTATAGAGTATAAATATAGAGCTTTTGAAATGTATTACATCGAAGAAAAAAGTAATGAAGAAATAATAGGAACTTTAAAGTGTGGGAAGAATCAACCTAAAATATGGTCAGATTTAGTGTTAAATGAATTAAGTACTCTATTATGGGGAATCGAGGCTTTAGGGATGTAAAAGGGAAAAGATAGAGTTTTAATAGGGGATATAATAAGGTAAAATGGTAGTAAGTAAAATTATATCTAGCAAGATTATTAAAATATGAGGAGGTGAAAATCCTCCTACTTAAATGTGTATATGTACTAAATCGCCTGGTTAATTCTAGGTGATTTTTTTGAGTGTTTTTGTCAAATTATTTTTAATTAGCCATAAGGGAAGTATAAATTTCCCCTACGGCCACTAATTTTTATTTAAAGTTTTTACCCTTATATTCTATACTAAAAAAATCTAAATCATTACATTTCACATACTTAATTTTAATATTATTAAGCAGGATAAAAAATAAATAATTTATTATGGCCACTAGAATTTTTAGAAAATTCATAGTGAATACTCCTTTATATAGTTATATGTCATTATAATTATATAATAGAAAGTATAATTATAAAACAGGAAAATAGTGGTAATGAAATATGAAAGAACGAGGTTGTAAGACAGAGATAAGTTAAGTTATACACAATAAGTTGTGTATAATGTGCATAACTCATACTATATGTTGTGGTTTTATTATAAAAAGGAGAGTGGCATTGTGAAGCTAACACCAAAACAGAAAATATTTTGTGATGAATATCTAGTGGATCTCAATGCCACTAGAGCATATAAAGCGGCTTATAAAAATATTAAAAAAGATGAAACAGCAGCGGTCAATGGAAATAGATTGCTAAGAAATGCTAAGGTTAAAGAGTACATTGATAAAAGAATGAAAGATAGAGAAAAAAGAACAGAAATAACTCAAGACTTTGTTTTAAAGGAGCTTTATGCTATAGCTAAATCTAATGGTTCTAATTATGCGGAAGTAGTTAAAAAGTCTTATATGAAACCTGTTTATGATGAACAAGGAAATAAAATAGGTGAAGAAGAAGTTTTTTATAAAGATGTAGAAATAAAAGAAACGAAAGACCTTACAACTAATGAAAAGAAAGCTATAACAGCAATTAAAAATACTAAGTTTGGTATTAGTGTAGAAACAGCAGATAAGGTAAAGGCCTTAGAGCTTTTAGGTAGACACCTAGGAATGTTTAAGGATAAAGTAGAAGTTAATGGTAGTCTATGCAATGAAATCAGTATAACAATAGATGGTGAAGAGTATGGGACTTAAGCTTGATATTAGCTCAAAAGTATTTAATGAAATATATTTAAAACATCAACTTAATAATAATAAACGTTATCAGATTTACTTTGGAGGTTCATCCTCAGGTAAATCTTTTTCTTTAGCTCAAAGAACTGTACTAGATGTACTTAATAGCCATAGAAATTATTTAATAGTAAGAAATGTTCAAAATACAATAAAGAGGTCATGTCTTAATGAAATAACAAAGGCAATAAGTAATTTTAAAGTTGCTGATTATTTTGAAGTTAATAAAACAGATATGATAATTACTTGTAAGATAAATAAAAAGCAAATATTATTTTGTGGTTTAGATGATGTTGAAAAGATTAAATCTATAACCCCCATAGATGGAGTAATAACTGATATATGGGTAGAAGAAGCTACAGAAACAGAATATAAAGCAGTTAAACAATTAGATAAAAGACTTAGAGGAAGGTCAGAGGTAACTAAAAGATTAACTTTAAGCTTTAACCCAATACTTAAGGACCATTGGTTATTTGAAGAGTATTTTAATATATGGGAAGATGATAAGCAGTATGTAGAAAAGAACAATGTATCTATTCTTAAAACTACGTATAAAGATAATAAATTTTTAACTGATGATGATATAGCAGCATTAGAAAATGAATCAGATCCTTATTACTATGAAGTATATACAAAAGGTAATTGGGGAGTTCTTGGAGCTGTTATATTTAAGAATTGGAAAGTAAAAGATTTTAGTGATATTGAAAAAACTTTTGATAATTATAGGCATGGTGTTGACTGGGGTTTTGCCGATGATCCTTTTGCTTATATAAAATCACATTATGATAAAACAAGAAAAAGACTTTATATATGTGATGAAATAGAGGTAGTAGGGATGTTGAATGAGGAATCAGCTCCTTTAGTAAAAGAAAAAGCAGGTTCAAGTAGAGTTACATGTGATAGTGCAGAACCTAAGTCAGTGGCAGAATATAAAAAGTTAAGAGTAAATGCTAAATCAGCAAAGAAAGGACCAGGCAGCATTGAATATGGGATTAAATTTTTACAAGGATTAGAAATTATAATACATCCAAGATGTCAAAATTTTAGAAATGAAATAAGTAAATATAAATACAAAGAAGATAAAAATGGCAATATATTACCTATGCCGGTGGATAAAGACAACCATTTAATAGATGCTCTTAGGTATAGTTTAGAAAATGATATGAATGGTAATTCAATTTCATTTGACTAAGGAGGTGTTAAGATGTTTATGGTAGATAAAATATTAAGTAATGGAGCTAATTCAGTAATGAGCTTAGAAGAAATTATTCAAGAAGAAATAAAAGAATGGAATAGTTCACAAACAAGACAATTAATGTTAGATGGAGAAAGATATTATAAGGGTGATACTGATATACTAAAACGTAAAAGAATGGCTATAGGTGAAGATGGAGAATTAGAAGAAGTTAGGAACTTAGCAAATAATAAACTAGTACATCAATTTGTTAGAAAGCTTGCAGACCAGAAAGTGGGCTATTTATTAAGTAAGCCTTTAAGTGTACAAACTGATAATGAAGCATATAAAAATGTATTAGATGATATATTTAATAAGTCCTTTATGAGATTACTTAAGAATTTAGGTAAAGATGCCATTAATAAAGGTATAGCATGGGCTCAAATTTATTATAATTCAGATGGTGAACTACGATTTAAAAGATTACCTAGTGAAGAGATTATTCCACTATGGAAAGATTCGGAGCATACTAAATTAGATGCTTTAATAAGAGTGTATGAGATTATAGTCTATGAAGGTAAAACTAAAAAGACAGTGCAAAAAGTTGAATACTGGGATACAAAACAAGTATTAAGATATGTTAATGATAATGGTAAATTAATACTTGATGTTGAAGCTCCAGAAGATGAAGGGCATTTTAGTATGGTAGATGATAAAGGAAATAAACAATCATTTACCTGGTCTAAAGTGCCTTTTGTATATTTCAAGTACAATGATGAAGAACAGCCACTTATTAAATTTGTTAAATCATTAGTAGATGATTACGACAGAAACAAAAGTGACAATAGCAATAACTTAGAAGACTTACCTAACAGTATCTATGTTCTTAAGGATTATGATGGCGAAAACTTAGGAGAGTTTAGAAGAAATATGAGCCTTTACAGAGCTGTTAAGGTTGCTGGTGATGGTGGAGTAGAAACAAGAAATTTAGAAATAGACACTGAAGCCTATAAGACACACATTGAGCAAACACGAAGGGATATTTATGAATTTGGTAGAGGCGTAGACACTCAAAGTGATAGGTTTGGTAATAGTCCATCTGGAATATCATTAAAGTTTTTATATAATGATTTAGATATGGATTGCAACATAATAGAAACAGAATTCCAGGCATCACTTGAATATTTATTGTGGTTTGTGAATCAACATTTAATTAATACTGGACAAGGCGATTTTACTAATGAGAATGTAGAATTTATTTTCAATCGTGATACATTAATAAATGAAACAGATAGTATTAATAATTGTCAAAGTAGTGTTGGTATTATATCAGATGAAACCATAGTAGCTAATCATCCATGGGCCACTAAGGATGAACTGGAAAAGATAAAAAAACAAAAAGAAGAACGTGAATCAATGTATCCTAATTTTCCTTTAGAAGAAGCACCAGAGGATGAAGAGAATGAAGCGAATGAGGAGTAAAGACTACTGGAAGAAACGTTCAGAAGTTGTAGCAGGTAGACAGTTTAAGAAAACAGATAATTATATTCTAAGTTTACATTTAGATTATATGGAAGCTCTAAGCAGCATACAAAAAGATATAGAAGTCTTTTATGCTAGATTTTCGCAGAATAATGAAATATCTTTACAAGAAGCTAGACGTTTATTAAATTCAAATGAACTCCAAGAATTTAAAATGGATTTAAAAGAGTTTACTCGGAAAGCTAAAGATAATAAAAATTTGCAATGGGAAAAAGAATTAAACAATGTATCTTATAAGGTAAGAGTTACTAGGCTACAAGCTCTACAAACTCAAATGAGGAACCAAATAGAGAGTTTATATACTAAGCAACAAAATGATACTGCTAATATTTTAAGTGGAATATATGAGGATACTTATTATAAAAACATCTTTGAAGTACACAAAGGATTAGGAATAGGTATTAATTTTGCTAAGTTAGATACTAATACAATAAATAAAGTAATTACAGAGCCATGGCATGGTGATAATTATAGTAGTAGGATATGGAACAACAAAGAAAAGTTAATAATGGAGTTACAAACCAACCTTACTCAATCTTTTATTCGCGGTGATAGCATAGACAAAACTTCTAAAACAATAGCTGAAAGAATGAATGTAGCTAAGAATAGAGCTAGAACATTGGTTAATACTGAAAGTGCTAACATTGTTTCTAAATCAACTTTTAACAGCTATATTGGAAGTGGAGTTGTTAAAGAATATGAAATACTTGCCACGTTAGACTTACATACGAGTAAAATATGTAGATCTATGGACGGTAAGATATTTAAGATTAGTGAAAAAGAAATAGGTGTTAACGCCCCACCATTTCATCCTAATTGCAGAACTACAATAATTCCTTATTTTGCAGATACATTTGATATAGAAAGAATAGCTAGAGATAGTGAAGGTGAGATTTATTATGTAGATGGAAATATGAATTATGGGCAATGGTACAAAGAAAATGTTGATAATAACTCCGGTAAAAAATGCCATGATATTAAATTAGAAAATAACTTACAAAATACAATTAAAAATGTATCCAAGCAACTAAATATAAATGAGTTTACAAATGAAATGAATCAATATTATAAAAATGGTAATGAAAAAGTATTAATGGTACATGAAAATCAAATGAATGAGTTAAGATATTCAGAGGGAAATGCTTCTTATCACCTATTTGGTGGAATATCTTTGGAAAGACCCAACAAAATGATAAATAGAAGAAATAAGTTAGGGAATGGGTATATAGGAACATTATTTCACGAAACTGGTCATGGAGAAGATTTTAAATTCTTTAAAGACTCAGTTGAAAATATTGATAAGTATATGAAAAATAGCTTACCTATGAGTTCTAGTTATTACTATATGAAAGATGCAACTAAAAAAGATAAAAGAACGTTAGCTAAATTAATAAACAATGAGGAATGCAATGATTTAAAGAAATATATTCGGCAAAATGGCAAAATGAACGAATCATTATCTGATATATGTGTCGCAATTACAAATGGAAAGTTAACTGGCTCAGGAGGACATACTACAAAATACTTTAAAGACAAAGGTAAAGTACAAGCAGAAACATTTGCAAATCTAACTACAATATATACAAAAGGGGATAAAGAAACTATAGCACTATTGGAAAAGTATTTTCCTAATACAAATAAAGAGTATTTTAATCTTGTAGAAGACATAATTAAAGAAAACTATGATAATCTTTTAAAAAAATTAACAATTACTAAATAATAACCAAATGTTTTGAAAGTGAGGTGAAAATAATGAATGATGTGTCAACCTATGGAGTACAAAGAATAAAAGCAGCTATATTTAAATTTAGCGGAGATTTTCGTATTGCCGATATAGTAACAGAAGCATTAATTGGTAATGGATATGATATTGACATAGAACCAATTAATGATGAATTTCATAGACCACACGATGAAAAAATTAATGTTTATACAGTAAAAAGATAGGATTAAAGGGCTAAGAAAGGAATGATATAAATGAAAAAATTAAATACCATTCAAAAAAAGAGAAAAATTAAATGAGGTTTATGTATTGGATGATAAGGGTCCAGGTGAAGCCAATCATGTTTATATGATATGTAAAAAAGATAAAGATATTTTAGACAGTGTACTAGTAGATATAAATTTTCAAAAAGGACCTCGTAAAGAAGGAAGTTCAACCAATGGTATACTAGATACAGATTTATTAGAAATAGTAAGACATAGATTACAAGGTTTTCAAGAAGGTCCTTATTCAAGCAGAGAAAATGCATGTGCATTAACTCACATTGAAGAAGCGCTCATGTGGTTAAATAGAAGGGTTGAAGATAGGATAGAAAGAAATGTATTAGGAACTAAAAATAAATAATTAAAAGAAAGGAGTAATTACAATGCCAAAGTTAAGTGAAATATTAGGAGAGCACTTTAATCAAATACCAGAAGAACTACAAACTAAATACAAGGATGTTGATTTAGTAGATAGTAAACAATATGCTACTAAAGATAAATTTGACGCTTTAAATGAGCAACTTAAAACTGCAAATGATACAATAACTACATTAAAAAAGGACAATAAAGAAAATGAATCCCTACAAACCAAAGTAGGAGAATATGAGACTAAAGTTAAAGAGTATGAAAAGCAAATACAAGATATGCAATTTAATTATGCATTAGAAGGGGCTTTAAAGGGTGCTAATGTAAGAAATACAAGGGCTGTTAAAGCTCTTTTAAATTTAGAAAGTATTAAGTTAGATGGTGAGAATATTCTAGGACTTAAAGAGCAAATAGAATCATTACAAGAAAGCGATAGTTATTTATTTGCAGAAGAACAAAAACCTAAGTTTTCAGGAGTAGAGCCTACAGATGGAAGTAAAACACCACAAGGTTATAATCCTTGGAAGAAAGAGAGCTTTAATCTAACAGACCAAGGTAAAATATTTAAAGAAAATCCAGAACAGGCCAAACAATTAATGGCTCAAGTTGGAATAAATCAATAATAAAGGAGATGTGTGAAATATGGGAACAAAATTAAGTGATGTAATTGTACCAGAATTATTTAACCCTTATGTGGTTAATAGAACAATGGAAAAGAGTGCTTTAGTACAAAGTGGAATAATAGTAAATAACTCAGAATTTGATAATTTAGCAAGTCAAGCTTCACCTTTAATTAATATGCCATTCTTCGAGGATTTAACAGGAGAATCAGAACAAATAATTGAAGATACAGACTTAGAAGCAGCTAAGATTACAAGTAATAAAGATGTAGCGGCTATTTTAAGAAGGGCTAAAATGTGGAGCGCTACAGATTTATCAGCAGCGTTAGCAGGTAAGGACCCAATGGCAGCTATAGGGGAATTAGTAAGTGGATTTTGGACTAGAGATATGCAAAAAGAGTTAATCGCAATACTTAAAGGTATATTCTTAAGTACATCAATGAAAAATAACTTACTTGATATATCAGCTATGGCAGAAGGTGCGGCTAAGTGGTCAGCAAGTGCATTTATAGATGCTCAACAAATGTTAGGAGATGCGCAAGAACTTTTAACAGGTGTTATGATGCATAGTGCTGTTAAATCAGAACTTAAAAAACAAAACTTAATTCAAACTATAAGGCCATCAGATAGCGCAGAGTTTGATGTATATCAAGATAAGAGAGTAATAGTTGATGATGGCTGTCCAGTTGATGTAGGTGGTGTTTATACTACTTATTTATTTGGACAAGGAGCTTTAGCATTAGGTAATGGTAATCCAGTAGGATTTATACCAACTGAAACTGATAGAGATAAAAAGAAAGGTTCAGGTGTTGATTATTTAATTAATAGAAAAACAATGATATTACATCCAAGAGGAGTTAAATTTACTAATGCTAAAGTAGCAAAAGTAGAAGGTCCAAGTAGAGCTGAATTACAAGAAAAAACTAACTGGGAAAGAGTATATGAACCAAAACAAATAAGAATAGTTGCATTTAAACATAAAATATAAGAAGGTGAGTTTAATGGCTCAACTAGAAAAATTGAAGAAGCTTTTAGGAATATCCTTAGATGATGATTCTAAGGATTTTTTATTGGAATTTGCACTAGAAGATTTAGAGCAAATAGTAAAAGATTATTGTCATATGAGAGAGATACCAGAAGCTTTAAATAATACAGTCTTAAAAATGGCTATAGACATGTATAGAAATGAGAACCTAGGTGAAGAAGAAAATTCCCTAGGTTCTGTTTCTTCTATTACAGAAGGAGATACTTCTATAAGCTACAGAAGTTCTGCTACTGAATTTAAGGATACCTTAATAAAAGATTATAAAGCTCAACTTAATAAATATAGGAAGTTGGTTTGGTAATATGTTTAAAAGTATAGAGAAAGCCAGGAAACAAGCGAGAAAGGCTATTGAAAGTTTATATGATTGTACTTGTAATATAACTGGAGGAAAAGAAAAGGTTAAAGATCCTGTTACTAAAGAAACTAAATTAATACCAAAAATAAAATATGAAAAACAATCTTGTAAAATATCTAAGCAAAGTTTATCGAAAAATAACCAAACCGATACAGTAAACAAAGTTCTATATGAGATTAAACTTTTTATAGCTCCTGAAGTTGAAATTAAACAAGGTGATGAAATAGAAATTACTAACCAATTTGGGATTATAACTAAATATAAAGCTGGAGAAGGATTTCCTTATTATACACACCAGGAAGTTATTTTAAATAAAGAGGATAAAGCTTAATGGCTAGATTAGCGAGTTTTGATTACTCTGATTTTAAGAAGATGGCCAAGAGTTTTCAAAAGGCACTTGATGAAAGGGTAATTGAAAGATGGATAAGAGAATTTTTATTGGAGATGGCATTTAGAGCTGAAAGAAAGATTAAAAAGAGAACTCCAGTAGGTGTTTATAGTAATCAAGTGTCCTTTACAACTAAGGATGGTAAAGAGGTAAGTTTTACAACTAGTAGCTCTAAAACAGGAGGGCATTTAAGACGTAACTGGCAAGTGGGAAATGTAGTAAAGCAAGGTGATTCTTATGCAGTGGAGATATTTAATAATGTGGATTATGCTTCTTATGTCGAGTATGGGCATAGAACTAAAAATCATAAAGGCTGGGTTGAAGGTAGATTTATGGCTACAATATCAATGCAAGAAATTGAAAGGCAGTTATCTAAGTTTTTAGAAAGAAAACAAGTAGAATTATTAAATCAAATACTTAATGGTAGGTTGTAAAATGACAAATATAAATGATTTAAGGATAGGAATTAACCAAACATTGGATAAAAAATTTCCTAACATAAATATATATGGTGAAGAGATTGAACAAGGTTTTGAAGAACCTTGTTTTTTTGTTAAGGTTTTAAGTTCAGGTCAAGATAAAGAGATCAACGTTAGGTATAAGAAAAATATATCATTCAACATTCATTATTTTAGTGATAAAGAGGATTTGAATGATGATTGCAATGATATGGCTGATAAGCTTTATGAGGTGCTTGAATATGTAAAAGTAAATAATAGTTTATATAGATCTAATGAAATGACACATGAGGTTATAGATGGAGTTTTACACTTCATGTTGAAATTTAATTATCATGTGCTTAAGGAAATTGAAAAAGCTCCTAAAATGAATAAATTGAAACAGGAGGTATATTTAAATGGTAGATAAAGAACAAGAAATTAAATTTACCAAAGAACAAATAGTAAATTCAAAACAGTTTACAGTAATAGAAATAGATGTACTTAAAGCTTTATTAAAAGATGAACAGTATAGCTTAAAAGAAGTAAATAAACTCTTAGAAGACTTTAATAAGAAAGAGGTGAAATAGTATGGCTGGTGGAACTTGGGAAAGACAAAATAAAATTAGACCAGGGGCTTATATAAATTTTAAGTCTAAAAAGCAAGGGCAAACGCCAATAGGAGAAAGAGGAATTGCAACTCTACCATTAGAGCTACCATGGGGACCTGAAAAAGAAATTATTACTATACATGCTGATGATGATTTATCTAAAGTACTAGGTATAAATATAGCTGATGAAAGTGCATTGCTTATTAGAGAAGTATTAAAGAAAGCTAAGATACTTTTATTGTATAGACTTAATGAAGGAACTAAGGCTACTGCTGCATTAGAAGGATTAACTATAAATGCTAAATATACTGGAACAAAAGGAAATAATATTACTGTAATAATTCAAAATAGTATAGATTTCACAGGAAGTTTTGAAGTTATTACTAGATTTGAAGGAAATAAGGTGGATAAGCAATTAGTTAAAACTATAGAAGATTTGAAAGATAATGATTATGTTGATTTCAAAGGTACCGGAGAATTGAAAACTTCTGCTGGATTACCGCTTAAAGGTGGAGCTGATGGTACTGTTACCAATCAAGGATATACTGATTATTTATCAGTTATAGAACCTTATGAATTTCACGCTATGGGTATTCCAACTAAAGATCCTACTATAAAAGCAGTAGCAACTACATTTATAAAAAGACTTAAAGAAGATGGTAGACAAGTGCAGTTGATACTAGAAAATTATCCTGAAGCTGATAGTGAAAATGTTATTACTGTTAAAAATGGTGTTATTCTAGCTGATAATACAGTAATAAAATCCAATCAAGCAGTTGCATTTGTAACTGGAGCTACCGCTGGAGCAAATGTAAATCAATCAAACACTTACCTGGAATATCCAGGAGCTATTGATGTAGATACTAAATACACCAACAGGGAAATAGAAGAAGCTTTATTAAACGGAGAAATAGTCTTTACCATTAGTAATAGAAAAGTAGTAATAGAACAGGATGTTAATACATTTAAAAGTTTTACAGAAGATAAAGGAAAAGATTATAGAAAAAACAGAGTAGTTCGAACACTCTTTGAAGTAAATAATGGCAGTAGGTTATTGTGGGAAACCAATTATATTGGTAAAGGTGATAATAGCGAAGATGGAAGAAATTTATATAAAAAGGATGTAATTAAGTTCTTAGAAAAATTACAGGGAATCGGAGCACTTGAGAATGTTGTCCCAGAAGATGTTGAAATTAAAAGAGGACAAGATAAAGATTCTGTAGTAGCTAGAATGGGGGTACAACCAATAGATGCTATGGAAAAGCTATATATGGATGTGGAGGTGGAATAGTAAATGGGATTTCTTAAAGCAGGAGATACAATAAGTGGACAAGAAGCTAGAGGATTTATAACTATAGATGGTAGAAATGAAGAACTATTCTATGCTAAAAAATTAGAATCAAAAGTAGAAAAGAAAAAAACAGAGGTAAGAACTTTGAGTAAAAGAGGAGAGCAACATAAAGCAGCTGGTTGGAGTGGTTCTGGTACATTGACAGTATATTATGTGACTTCTTTGTTTAGAGAATTGATGATTAAGTATATGAAAACTGGAGTAGACACATATTTTGATATAACCGTTACAAATGAAGATCCAACAAGTAGCATAGGAAAACAAACTACAGTTTTAAAAGATTGTAATTTAGATGAAGTTTCCATGGCGATGTTTGATGTAGAATCTGAGGTGCTTGAAGAAGATATGGGATTCACGTTTGATGATGTGGACTTATTAAATAAATTCGGGAAACCAGTATTAGGTTAATAGGAGGAGTATATAATGAATAATTTTGAAGATTTTTTAATGGATAGCTTTGAGGAAGTAGAAGAAATAGAAAGAGAAATAACTATAGGTGGTAAAAAGAAAAAACTAAAATTCAAACCGATAAGTGCTGATAAAGGTGACGAACTTAGAAAGAAGTGTAAAAAGATAACAATAGTTAAAGGTCAAAAAATGAGTGAAACTGACCAGGATAAATTTATTGCGAATCAGATTATAGAAACTACAATATACCCTGATTTAAAAAATGCAGAACTACAAAAGGCTTGGGGTGTTATGGGAGCTGAACAATTACTTAAGGCTATGAAGTCTAAAATGAGTGATGGCGAATACATGGAATGGGGTAGCGTTGTAAGTGAAATAAATGGATACGATAAAGGTATACAGGAGTTAGTAGAAGAAGCAAAAAACTAATCAAGGGAGGGGATGGTGAAGCCAATTATGCTCATTATGCCCTCCACCGATTAAAAATTCTTCCTAGTGCTTTTGTTAAAATGCCAAGGAGAGAAAGGGCTTTTATATATGCTTCCATAGATTTGCATATAGAGAATGAAAAGAAACAAGCGGATAAAACTAAAAGAAAAAGATAATATTGAAACAAACCCCAATATTTGTTATTATTAAAGTGATTTTTAATAAAGGGGTTGTAATCATATGAAAAAAATATTAAGCACTATTTTTATTGGAGTATTTTTATTAACAATGAGCGGATGTGGGCAAGAAGTTTCTACAGAAACAGCTTCTAAAAATAACACAGAGAAAAAAGCTCAGACAAGTAAAAAGGATGATAAGAAAGACATTATCGATAAAGGGAAAGTAAATGAAATAAAAGATTATTGTGAATTTACAGTTATTGATACTAAATTTGGTAAAAGAATAAATCCACCTAATCCTAAGAATATGTATACTTATTATGAAGCAAAAGAACCAGGAACAGTTTATTTCGATACGGTAATAGATGTAAAAAGCCTTTTGACAGAAGGGAAAAGGTCAGATGGGTTTTTATCAGTTAAAGTTATTTATGATAATAAATATGAGTACAAGACATTTTCAGCAATAGAGAAAGATGAGGGTACAAATTTTACTTATACAAATATAACACCAATAGAACCATTGAAAAAGGGAATGATTCACTTTATAGCTGAAGTTCCAGAAGAAATAGAGAAAGATAATAAATCATTAGTTGTTTTAATAAACGCAAATAATAAAGAATTTAAATACGTTGTTAGATAAAATTATTTTTTATATAGAAATAAGAGCTTAAAGCACTTACTTTAATGTAGGTGCTTTTATTATTGTTTGAAAGCGGGGTGAATAGATGGCAACAGTATCTACTGCACTCAAAATGTTTGATCAAATGACGAGACCTCTCCAACAAGTTACGCAAGCTTTAAATTTAACAATAAGTGCTATGGACCAAATGAATAATGCTGCAAATAAAGATATAAGAATAACTAATTCTTTAAACACTGCGAGGGGAGCAATTCAAAGAGCTTCAGCTGGATTGCAAGAATTAGCTAGTGCTCAGGAGAAAGCTCAAAATAATCAAAACAAATTGAATGATTCTTTTAATAGAGGATCTAGCGAAGCCAATGGGTTGATAAGCAAAGCAAAGAATCTGGTAGGTGCTTATTTAGGGTTTCAAGCTGCTAAGAAAGGATTAGACTTAACTATAGGTGGGGGAGCAAGGTTAGAACAACAATTAATAACTATAAGTGGTATGTTAGGTAATAAAGATATAGGTAAAGCTTTTTTTGGAGGTTTGAATAAATATGCCAATGAGAGTGTATATGGGTTAAAAGAATTTAATACTATAACTAGGAGTTTTATTCAATTTACGAAAAATACAGATAAACTTATGGACTTAAATAAGACAGCTGAAAAATTGGCGTTCTTAGATCCAACGCAGGGATTAGAAGGTGCTGGATTTGCATTAAAAGAAGCCTTAGGTGGAGACTTTATGTCTCTAAAGAGTAGATTTGGATTTGGTAAAGCTGATGCAGAAATATTAAAGGCATCTAAAAGTATGGATGAGTTTATAAGCAAGTTTGATGAATTATTAGCTAAAAAAGGTGCTAGTGATAAAGCTTTGGAAGAATTTAATCAATCCGCGATAGCTCAACTTAATAACCTTAAATCAAACATAGAAACTGCGTTTGCACAGGCAAGTGAAACCGCGTTAGAAGTTTTAAAACCTTTGCTTAGCAGAATAAATGAAGGATTTAAAAATGGAAGTTTTGAAGGTTTTTTTAATGGCATAAGCGTAGGATTAGATATAATTGTGAATTTAACGATGGAAGCTATGGATATTATTACATCATTAAGTCAAACATTTATTGATAATTGGAGCATAATTAGTCCTATCATTTGGGGAATTGTATTTGCAATGATAGCTTATAATGCGACAATGGGAATTGCATGGTTAACAACTATACAAACTACTATTGCTAAGATTGCCCACACTATTGCGTCTTGGGCAGAAACAGCTGCTATACTTGCCTTAATAATAGCTCAAGATGGATTAAATGCAGCATTATTAGCCTGCCCTTTAACATGGATTATTATTGCAATAATTATATTAATAGCTTTATTTTATGCAGCTGTAGCAGGGGTGAATCATTTAGCGGGTACAAGTATTTCAGCAACTGGAGTTATTGCGGGATCATTTATGGTGGCACTTGCATTTATAGGAAATCTATTCGTAACACTTTATAATTTAGTTGTTGATATTATAGCTTTGTTTTATAATCATTTTACTGCATTTGCGGAATTTTTCGCTAATGTATTTAATGATCCTATAGGTTCTATAATTAGGCTATTTGCAGCAATGGCAGATGAAGTTTTAGGGATACTTAAAAGTATAGCCTCCGCTATAGATACGATATTCGGCTCTAATCTTGCCAATGCAGTAGGTAATTGGCAAAATGGACTTCAAGGTGCTGTTGATAAATTAGTTGGTAAACCTAAAATTCAATTTCAAAAGATGGATTCTTCTGCAATGCATCTAGATAGGTTTGAATATGGTAAGGCATATGATTCAGGGTATGGAGTGGGTAAAAACATAGGTGATAAATTTGATTTAGGAAATATATTTAATAAGGGTAATATTCCAGACATGGGTAAAATGCCAGATATGGCGGCATGGAATAAAGCACAAGGACCAGGAACATTAGGAACTGTAGGAGATGATGGTAAAAATAAAGGTAGTAAATCCCCAAGTGGAAACAAAGGATTGAAAGATGCTAACAATCATCTTAAAAATATAGACGATAAAATAGACATTAGCAATGAACACTTAGAAATGATGAGGGATTTAGCAGAAATGGAAAGCATACAAAACTTTGTAACTCTAACTCCAACAGTACAAGTTACTACTGGAGATATTAAAGAAGAAGCAGACATAAACAAAATAATATCTAAAATAGAGAATTACATGGAAAATGAATTGACTAACAGCGCCGAGGGGGTATATGCTTAATGAACTATACAATGTATTTAGGAATTAATGATGGTGAAGAAGGATTTATACTCCCAGTGTTACCAGAGAAGATTGAATTTGATGAAGATGGAAATAATAAAACATACGATATAATTAATTTAGGAGAAATCAATACAATAAATAAACCTAAGTTGATGGAAATAAGCTTTGAAAGCTTCTTCCCCAAGCATAAAGGTCCTTATGTAAGCTCGGAGAAATTATTTGAACCGAGCTTTTATATTGCAAAGATTAGAGAATGGAGAGATAAAAAACAAAAGATAAGATTTATATTTACAGGCAGTCCTTTAGAAATTAATGATCTATTTACTATAGAAAGTTTTAAACCTAGCGAAGAAGGTGGGGAAGTTGGAGATATACATTATTCTATAGAACTAAAAAGATATAAAAACTATGCTGCTAAAAAAATAGTTATAGTAACATCAAAAACTGCAGCAGCTAATCAATCTGTGAAAAAAGTAATAGCAAACTCCAAGGCTACAAGACCAAGTAATACTAATAAACCTAAAACACACACAGTTAGCGGTAATGATACGTTATGGCATATAGCTAAAAGATATTTAGGTGATGGTAATAAGTGGCCACAAATTTATAATCTAAATAAAGACAAAATTAAGAATCCTAATTTAATATATACAGGACAAGTTTTAAGGCTTCCATAGGTGGTGATAGGTTGAATATACAATTGTTACTGGATAATAAAGATGGGAATGTATTTGATATATCTGAATTAACAAACGAAGTTACTTGGAAAACTAAAAGAAAAGATAAACCCTCTAGTTTGGATTTTGAAATATTAAAAGATAAGCAAATTACTATAAATAATGGTGATGTAATAAGTTTTAAAGTAGATGGTAATCCAGTGTTTTATGGATATGCATTTGAAAATGGAGGAAGTAAAAATACAATTACAAAAGTAACTGCTTATGATCAATTACGATATCTTTTATTTAATGATACTTATGTGTTTAAAAATAAAAAAGCAAGTCAAATTTTAATGCAAATTGCTAAAGATATAGGATTGAGAGTAGGAACTATAGAAGATACGGGATATGTCATACCACAGTTATTAGAAGATGATAAAAAATTACTAGATATAATATATAGTTCTTTAGAAAAAACCCTAATGAATAATAAAAGAACTTATACATTATATGATGATTTTGGATATTTAAGCTTGAGAAATATAAATAACATGAGGCAACCTGTAGTTATTAGTGATGATAGTAACTTAGGAGATTATGATTGGAAAAATAGTATAGATAGTGATACTTATAATAGAGTTAAAATAGTAAGAGATAATAAAGATACTAAGGGCAGAGATGTTTATATAGCACAAGATAGTAGAAATATAGCTAAGTGGGGAAGGCTTCAATATTATAAAAAAGTAGATGAAAAAATGAACAAAGCACAAATTCAAGAAATGGTTAACGCCGCGCTAAAACTTAAGAATAGAGAAACTAAGACTTTAAAATTAAAAGATGTTATTAGCACAGATATAGCAGCGGATTTAAAATTAAGAGCTGGTAGTGGTGTGTATGTAGATATAAAAGAAAAGGGAATAAAACAGTATTATCTTATAGAAGAAGCTACACATAAGTTCCAAAAAGGTAATTTAATAATGGATTTTGATTTAAAGGTGGTGTAGTTATTAATAATGGGAATGATAGATACAATTAAAAAGGCAAGTATGGGAGCAGTTGGAGCTAGTAATCCAGTCAATATTTCATTTGGAGAAATAGTAAGCACAAATGAGCTGAAAATAAAGGTGGACCAGAAGCTTATATTAGATAGAGATTTTTTTATTATTCCTGAAAGCTTAACTAGATATGAAGTAGATTTAAAACATAGTCATACTTATATAAATAATTCTATTGAAAGTAACCTAAATACATCTTTAGATAAGTTATTAATTAGAGAAGGTTTAAAACAAGGAGATAAGGTATTACTTTTAAGGGTTCAAGGTGGACAACAGTATGTAATCTTAGATAAGGTGGTGTAGGTGTGAGTGAGGTTAGTATATTACCACGAGGTGCAATACTTGATGAAGATGTAGAAGTGGAAGAAATAATCGAACCAACAAAAACTTATAAAATTAAAGATAATAGAATAGTAGGATTTGCAGATGGTAAAGAAGCTTTGAAACAAGCAATACAATTGATATTAGGAACTGAAAGATATGAGTATCTTATCTATAGTTGGAACTATGGGAGTGAACTTAATGGACTTATAGGTAGGCAAAAGGATATAGCAGAAAGTGAGTTTAAAAGAAGAATAAGAGAAGCTTTAAGCCAAGATGATAGGATTAATAATGTTGATAATTTTATATTTAATTATGATAAAGACGGTGTAGAAGTAAGTTTTACCGTCTTTTCTATTTATGGAGAATTTACTGAAAGTGTGGTGAGATAGTTGTTTGAAGATCAAACCGAAGAAGTGATTTTAGATAGAATGATGAATAAAATATCTAATGATTTAGACAAAAGAGAAGGTTCTATAATTTATAATGCTTTAGCACCAGCAGCCCAAGAAGTCGCAAAAATGTATTCAGATATGGATTATTTTTTAAAATGTACTTTTGCAAGCCCTGATATGCCACCTGAACTTTTAGATTTAAGGGTAGCAGAAGAAGGCCTTAAAAGAGAAAAAGCAACAAACTCTATAAAGAAAGGCTATTTTTACAATGAAGAAAATGAATTAATAGATATTCCTTTGAATAGTAGATTTTCTATAGAAGATTTTAATTTTATTGCTGTAGAAAAAATTTCTACTGGTTTATATAAAATGCAATGTGAAACAATCGGCATAGAGGGTAACCATATAACAGGATCATTAATACCAATTGAATATATTGAAGATTTATCTATAGCTACATTAGGAGAGCTCATTATACCAGGAGAAGATGTTGAAAGTAACCAGAGTTTATATGATAGATATATAGAGCATCTTAATGAGAAACCTTATGGTGGTAATATAGCAGATTATAAAATTAATACTAGAGCTATTGAAGGTGTTGGAATCGTAAAAGCATTTCCTATATGGAATGGTGGTGGAACTGTAAAAATAGTATTTTTAGATAGTGATTACAGTGTCCCTACAAAAGAATTAATAGATAAGGTGCAAACTATTTTAGATCCTGTACAAAACCAAGGTAAAGGATTTGGTATTGCTCCAGTTGGGCATATGGTTACTGTGTTAGGTGCTAAAGATATAGAAATAACTATAGAAACAAAACTTCTTTTAAAGAGAGGACTTACTATTGGTCAAGTTCAAGAAGATATAGAAAAAGTTATTAAAGATTATCTGTTAAACCTTAGAAAACAATGGCATGAAGATGATAATACAATAGCTAGAATAAGTCAGATTGAAGCTAGAATTTTGAATGTAGAAGGTGTAGCAGATTTATTTAATACTAAGATAAATGGTAAAGAGGAAAATTTAACTTTAGAAAGTGAAGAAGTTCCAATATTGAAAGAGGTGGTATTGAGTGAAAAAGAAATTAATTGATTTTTTACCACCACAAATATCTGATATAGAAGAATTTAAAAATATAATGGCTACTGAAAATATAGAGTTAGAATTAATTGAAAAAGGCCAGGAAAGAATTTTAAAAGAAAACTTTATTGACACAGCAACAGATTATGGAATAAAACACAAAGAACAACTATTTAAAATTAGAGCCGATTTAGTAAATGATACACTAGAGTTTAGAAAGCTAAGAATTAAAAATAGAAAAATGGATAAGATGCCTATAACTCATAGGTCTTTGGAGTATAAATTAAAAACTTTATTTGGCGAAGGTAATTATAAAGTTGAAGTACTTAATGATGAATATGTATTAAAAGTTGAAATAAATACTTTTGATTGGAGTATGTTTAATGAAATAATAGATAACTTTAGATATATTATTCCATGTAATATGATGTTAAGTTCTACTTTAGTCCAGAAAATAAATACTAACATTTATTTTGCCAGTGCTATAACAAGTGGTGAGGAAATAACTGTATACCCATGGATGCCTAAAGATATAGCGTCTAATGGTAAGGTTAATATAGCTATGGGTAGTAATACAGGAGTAGAAAATATAACAGTATATCCTAGAAAGGAGGCTTAATTAATGGCAGAAAAATTTTATACAATACTAACTAAAGTGGGAAAAGCTAAAATCGCTAATGCAACTGCATTAGGAAACAAAGTTAATTTTACAACTCTTAAGGTTGGAGATGGTGGAGGAAAATATTATAACCCAACAGAAGAACAAGAGGATTTAGTCAATGAAGTATGGCAAGGTAATATAAATTCTATTAGGGTAGATGAAAACAATCCTAACTGGGTAGTTATAGAAGTTATAATACCAAGTTCCGTTGGTGGTTTTATGGTACGTGAAGCTGGAGTTTTTGATGATGAAAATAATATGCTAGCCATAGGTAAATATCCAGAAACATATAAACCACAGGCTCAAGATGGAAGTACAAAAGATTTGGTTATAAGAACAAACTTAGAAATTAGCAATACATCTAGTGTAACTTTAAAAGTAGATCCAACAGTTATATTGGCTACACAGAAAGATATACAGATACTTGATGATAAAATAAAAAATATTAAAGTTCCAGTAACAAAGGTTAATGAAAAAATAGGAGATATAGTATTAACGGCCAGTGATATTAAAACAGAGAATGGACAAACGATTGATGAACAATTGGCTGATATTACGACACTAACAGGTAATAAAGATAACTTAAAAACTACCAATAAAACAAATTTAGTAAGT